ATGTTTGGAAAATTAATGAAATATGAATTAAAAGCAACTTCAAAATGGTATTTGATTGTAGCTGGGGGTTGCTTGGTACTATCCATCTTCATGGGAGTTATCGGATCAAATGTGGTTACGGGAGCATCTTTTATCTCCAATAACACCAAAATAATTATCCAGTTGGTAATGACTGGAATTTTCTTTGCTGGAATGGTGGCTCTAAACTTAACCAACTTTTTTATTATCATCCGTCGTTTTTATAATAATATTTTTGGTCGAGAGGGCTATCTGACATGGACTCTCCCAGTTGGCTCCCATTCCATCTTATTAGCTAAGATTTTTACAGCTTTTATTTGGACGCTGTTCTGCTTTCTTACTGTTATCCTATCCTCTTCAATTGTTAGTGCCATTATTGGGACATCCCAGGGTACGAATGTGTTTGAAATTTTAGGATCCATGATGGACTATCTTGGAGCTTCTTTTATCATTCAATTTATAGTCTATTATTTATTAACCACCCTTTCCGGTATTTTGCTCCTTTACTGTGCGATTGCCCTTGGACATCTCTTTAGCAACAGTCGAATTGTGATGGCTATTGTGATTGGTTTTGTCCTTTGGGTTGGACTGAGTTTGATTGGACAACTACTACCTGTTGTGAACCTTGATTCCCTGTCTATTTTGAAACTGTTAACCTCTAGTACTTTAGACGACTTGGATATTGTTAATTTCATTCCAGCTTATATTTATGAAATTGTGAAGATTATACCGATGTACTTCACAATCCGCTATGTCACCAAATATAAATTGAACTTGCAATAAAAGTGAAAGAGGAAGCACTTCCTCTTTTTCTTTTGCCATTTTACGTAAAAAATGGTAAACTGAAATATATCATTTTGGGGTCGTTACGGATTCGACAGGCATTATGAGGCATATTTTGCGACTCGTGTGGCGACGTAAACGCTCAGTTAAATATA